CTTCTTCATAAGGACTTACATGTCCTATAAGTAGGTGCATGGAATGGCTATTTGAAAACAACGTATTCGACCCCGAAGAATCTTTTCTCGAAGATTATCAGGGGTTCGTTTACATCATCACAGAACTGACTACAGATAAAAAGTATATTGGCAAGAAGTTCTTCTGGAAACCAAAGACCCTACCCGTCACTAAGACACGTAAGCGCAAGGTAAAGACTCGTGCGATATCAGACTGGAAGAAGTACTACGGGTCAAGTCAGGAAGTCAAAACCCTAGTTGAAGAGAAAGGTGCAGAGAATTTCAAGAGAGAGGTCCTGAAACTCTGCCGCACCAAAGGGGAGTGTTCGTACTACGAAGCAAAACTACAGTTCGAGTACGACGTTCTACTCAGAGACGATTTTTACAACGCGTTCATCGGATGCAAAATCCATGCGAAGCATCTACCCAAAGATTAGATGCGCACACTAATGCGGTCGAAACCGCACATTGCAACTTTGTAAGTTGCACCGCCCATGATCATCTGATCACCCATCGAAGTAGAACGTAAACCGTATGTCACGCCATCGATCATTGGGATGTCTGTCAACACAGTCACGTCTTCTGAGAAGTCAGGATTAGGTTCGAAGTCATTACGACTCCACGAACCAGCAAGGTTCTGAGTACGGTGATATGCATATTCGAGAGCCTCATCACCAGTACGAGTACCGACTGAAACTACTGCGACCTTACGGGGAGATTTTTCAAACGCTGTATGGATAACTGTTACTTTCATAATAATATTCCTTATCGGAGGTTAAATTCGTGATTAGGGTTGTGCCAGAAATCTGCCACGTCTGCGTAGAGAACGACACACTGGTCGTGCTGATAGTACTTACGTAGACTGACAATAAAGTTGGATAGAGTAGAACACCACTCTTGAGTGATGTCATTCCCATAGTTCCACCGATCATAGGCAGACTTGATGTAGGACATGGGTAACGGGGTTGGTAATTCTTTATTCATAATCAACTCTCTTATCAATTTATGTAGCCATTGTACCTGTTTTTGAAACAAATGTAAAGGGCAACAGCGAAAATAAATGCGTTATTTTTATACCAATTTGGAATAAGAAACTTACCTATATGCTAAATTGTTCTAAAAAAGTGTTGACAAACGTTTCAAAAAGATGTATAATACTTGTATTGAAAATGAGAAGAGTGAGTTGATTATGAAAATTGTTGTCCAAACCCAGTTCCGCGAAAACTATGGTGCCCATGATTGGGACGGTACGGGGGAATGTCCTCAGTACTGGAAGTCGAAGGGTGGTAGCACCTACTTCGTCGACTGTACACTTGCGGAGGCGCAAGACGACAGTTACTGGAGTGAGCTGTCTATACTCATCAACCAGTGTGATGATTACTCTGCGGAGTACATCATTAGCCAAGACCTAGTCGATGCTATCGATTTCGATGCGTCGAACTTCTGTGAAGATTGGGAAACCCCGATCTACATGGAGAGAACCCCCGAAGGTGTGTGGGTCGCACAATCCTCTATGAAGTTTGATGAGTACATGCCTGCGTTTGGTATTCTCAAGAGGAAGGTTTCTTCGTGGACCCAAGACCTTGAGGGTAACCGTTCGGATGCTCAAACTTCCGTAGAGACATGTGAAGGTGAGTGGATGAGTTACCAAGAATCAGTTGAATATTTCGCCAAAATAAAGGAGGCAGCGTAATGTCCATGAATTATATGGCATACTGCGATTATATCGCACACACAGTTTTGAGACCAGCAATGTTGGAAGACGGAAAGGACGACGGTGGTATCATTCGTTCAGTCGGTCACGTTAGGATGGACCTAGACCCTATTGAGGGTTACATGCTGTCTACTGCCAAGAGATTGGAAGTGATCGACATCAACGGTAAAAAGTACCGTATCACGGTAGAGGAAATAAGCTAAATTATTTAGCGAAATGCCTTGACAAACGTTTTTAAAAGAAGTATAATAGCTACATAAACTGATAAAGAGAGATTACATTATGACTACAAATTACATCGCATTGCGTTCTAACAAAGACCTAGTCCGATTCCGCAACTATGTCTTGTCCTTCTATGCCTATGACGGTCTCTACCCTGTAGAGGGTCTGAGCGTCTCTATCGTTGAACGTGCAATCATGCAGTATCTCGAAATCTGTTCAAGTGTTACTCAGCACGAAACTTGGGGTCAAGGCGACTCTCTTGATCGTGAACGTGTTCGTGACCTTATCATCGACAACAGCATTATTAACCTTAAAGTGAAGGAGTCGTTTCAATGAGTTTTAACACTAATCCTGCTAATGCAGTTACGTACATCACCGATCCTTCAGCGTCTTTCCTGAAGGTCCCTGTTCGTGTTATCAACAACCTGAGCGTGAAGATCAATAAAATCTCTGAGAACTCGTTCTTCAATGATGACTTCTTTTGGCTAGAGATGGAGAATGATTCTTCTCTGTTCTATGATGCACTTGATGCGAAGTTCTTGCAAGACCCCATCACGTACACTCAGACTCTTAATGAGCCGGCACACTTCCGACTCTATCCTAGATTCTCACCTAAGTCGGAGTTTGCAGCATGAGACCCGAAATGGAATTGTTACAACATATGCTTGAAAGTCATGATTGGACCTATCACTTCAGCGATGACCATCGTGCATATGTTAGAGGGCGCGATGAGGCTCAAAAGATTCGCGTCATGATGGGTCGTCTCAAAAAGATGGGACTCGAAGATGAGTCGGTAGAATTGCAAAACAAATACCGCCCAGATTATTTGTAATTTATTTTCAAAACGCCTTGACAAGCAATGAAAACATGTGATACAATGGCTACTCAATTGAATAAGGAATCTATATTATGTCTTCTATGAACAATGTACTACAAATCGAAACTTCCGCGACTGTCGGCAAATGCCCTTGGGGTATCGGTACCGAAGTCAACAATGACCTAACTCCCGTACAGATGATGCAGAAAGCTGGTGTCGACTGGTCGGTCGAGAAAGTCCCAACTTATGCTGACTACAATGGTGAGAAGATTGCCACTGGTATGGAAGCGCTTGTCCGATCTTCTGATAACTCTGTTCTCACTCAGGTGGGTGGTGCATGGTCACCATGTCAGAACGAAGAGGCATTCACGTTCTTCAATGATTACTGTTCCGCTGGTGACATGGAGATGAACTCCGCTGGTTCACTCAAAGACGGTAAGATTGTCTACGCAATGGCTCGTATCAAAGAGTCGTTCGATATCCTGAAGGGTGACCAAGTCGATTCATACCTTCTGTTCTCTAACCCACATGAGTATGGTAAGTCGATTGATATTCGATTCACTCCGGTTCGTGTGACGTGCATGAACACTCTATCCCTCGCTCTAAAGGGGTCTGCAACTAACGGTATCAAAGTGAACCACCGACGTGCGTTCGACCCACAGATGGTCAAAGAGCACTTAGGACTGGCGCACGAGAAGTTTGACCAGTACAAAGAGATGGCACAGTTATTGTCAAAGCGACAGTTCACTGCTGACACTCTGATTCAGTACTACAACTCTCTGTTCCCTTCACAGGCACCTGCTGAAGAAGTACGTGCGTACAAAGACCTCGCACCTAATGCAAAGAAAGCATACGAGTTGTTAGAAACTCAACCAGGCGCAAACTTCGGTCGTGGTTCATGGTGGCAGGCGTTCAACTCTGTGACTTACCTTACTGACCACCAGTTGGGTCGTACTGCTGACGGTCGAATGACTTCTGCATGGTACGGTGCAAACCAAGTCAAGAAGAAGCGTGCCGCTGAACTCGCTGTTGAAATGGCGGTGGCAGCATGAAAGATCGATTTGACTTAGAGCAAGATATGATGAACTGCTGGGGGATCACGGACGATCTCCAACAGTTGTTGGAACTAGTTGACGCTGGGAGATATGATTCTCTGTCTCCCAGTGACACCGATGAACTTGCTAACATCCTTATGGGTCTTAGGACCGTGTATGAGATGAAGTTCGGGAAGATGTTCGATACGTTCAAAGATTGCATCGAAGAGCTAACTCCCCCCGAACCAAAACTACCAAATGATCTAGGCAGTCGTCTAAATGATGTCACTCCAGAAGAGTGGAATAGTGTAAGATAATTCACTCATTGGGTTCTCCCCATTTATAAATACCCTTGATACTAAGGGAGAATCTAATGAGTACCTTTCACTCAGTGGCGATAACCGCCCTGCTGTGCTCTTTACTCTGGATTGGCGGCACAGCAACTATAATTGATGAATATATAAAGGTAGTGCAAATAAAAGAGTTCCAACTCAGTCAGAAAGAAAAGGAACTCAAAAGAAGTAGAAGTCAAATGAAAATTTATGAACAAGCATTGAAAGACCTTGCTTGGAGATGTCAGTTCAAATATGACATCATCATAATGAACAAAACTTATGTATGTTACAAAATTGATAAGGTGTAATTAATGATCACGTTTCGTAAAGAAGTCTTTGAGGTGTTCGAGGAATATAAAGAAGCAGATTCCCGTGAGGCCAGATTAGATGTTTTGAAAAAGTATGAAAACAATTGGGCGTTCAAAGATATCCTTCGAGGTTCCTTCGATGACTCTTTAGAATTTATCCTTCCAGCAGGTCGCCCACCTTTCACTCCGAACAAACCGGAGTCGGCACCATCTACCCTAACGAAGCAGCACAAGCAATTCGGAAACTTTATTAAGGGTGGTAAGGGTGACCAAACCCCAGCGTTTAAACGCGAGAATCAATTTGTTCAGCTTCTAGAATCCGTTCATCCGGAGGATGCTGAATATATTTTGAAAATGGTGGCGAAAAAACCACCTTGTCGTTACATAACCAAAAAACTAGTACAGGAGGCATTTCCAAATCTGATACGCGAGTAATCTTTTCGACAATTAACTATAACTTCTAAGGAGAATTCACAATGTCGAGTCAAGAAAAACAGTTGAAACAAATTAACGAACTACAGAGGTTCGTGCACGATACCAGACGCCAAGCAATCTATTCTCAAGGCAATTCGAATTATCAAACGAAAAGTCTTAATCAGTATTATACGATACTAAATGCGTCTTCTCAACAACTTTCTCGATAAGGGGGTGATTATCTCTTCAGGTGCATTTTGTGAGATGCCTGTCGTAGTGATTGACAAAGATTTGGAATGGATATATTATGCCACAGTATGATTTTAAGAACACGGAAACCGGAGAGTGCAAGGAATTGTCTCTCCGGATTTCTGAGTACGACCAATGGTTAATAGACAATCCCGAATGGGTGCGTTACTTTCCACCTAACTCAGCACCTAAAATGGTGACAGGTGTTAAGTCGACTATGAGTATAGCAGGAAAAGAATGGGAGAACAAACTGACTGCAATCAAGAAGAATGCAGGGGTACAAAGCACAATAAAGGTTTAGTGGAATGAATTTTTTTAAATGGTTGGGTTCAGGTCCCTCGTCGGCCGACCCAGTGGGAGACCCGAATCCAGACGAAGTAACTGTAGCAAATGCATACAAAACACGGTGGGTATGGTATCACACTATACTTGCTATTGAAATTTTGACGACCAACATTTTGTTGGCAGCTATCTTGGTGGTACTTGCCGTCAAGTTGTAAGGAATATAATGTTACTTAATGAACTAATTGAAAAGACTGTCCAATGGCACCATGACCGTAATCTAATCGACGGTGCTAACGATAAAGACCAGTACATGAAGTTGATACAAGAAGCTGGCGAACTCTCTGACAACATCTGTAAACAACAAGATATCCGTGATGACATCGGAGATATCATGGTGGTGTTAATAAATATCGCTGAACGAAATGGAGTAACCCTTGAAGATTGTTTGGCCGTGGCGTACGATGATATCAAAGACCGTAAAGGAAAAATGGTCGATGGTGTCTTCATTAAAGAGTAAAAGAATCATTATCATGAACCGTGATGCAGTATACAATCAACTCAAAGTAGATGAAGGAGTTGTCTATGAGATTTACCTCGACCATCTCAACTACGCCACGTTCGGCGTGGGTCACCTCGTTAGAGAAAGTGACGGAGAGTTCGGGTATCCAGTCGGAACGAAAATTTCCCCCGAAAGAGTTGCAGAGGCGTTCCAACAAGACCTCGACATCGCAATCAACGAATGTGTTGTACTATACGGAGACGGGTTCAATTGTTGGCCAGATGAGGTACAGCAAGTGTTGGTCAACATGATGTTTAACCTAGGTAGACCAAGACTAAGTAAGTTCAAGAATATGTTTCTTCATCTACAGAATGAAGATTGGGCGAATGCGGCAGTAGAAGGTCGAGATTCGAGATGGTACTATCAAGTAGGACTAAGGTCCGAACGACTAATGAGAAGACTTGAAAATGTCAAATAATGTAATATTTCAGTATATGATCGTGAGTGATGCAGTGGATGCTCGCGGTGGTATCGAAGGATGGGACGGTTCACGTTCTTCCTTATATAAAGAAGTAGCAAGAATATCGCGTACCTCATTCGAAGAGTATGCAGAGAAGATTGGTGCGGAACACGTTTACTCAGATGAACGAGTTGCAACCAAAGGTCATGGTTGTTCTACGTCGTTGCTGCATGAATGTGCACGTGTATGGCTGGATCCTATGTTCGACCAGTATGACAACCTACTATTCGTTGACACAGACATTGTAGTCAACACTGAAGAGAACATCTTTGATCAGATGGATTCGGGAGCAGAAGTCTACGGTGTCCTAGAGTCGGATTTCGTTACCGCCAATGGTGGTGGGTACAATTCATGGGATTACAAAGACGATAACTATCGGGACTTCTGTCGCAAGTTCGCCATGCACGATTGTCCTATCGTTCCTGTAATGCCACCCAATCGTCCATCCAAACTAACTATCATGAACACAGGCGTGGTCCTGTGGTCCCGTGAAGCACGACTACGTGCACGGGAACTCTTCATGTCGTGGGAAGACTGGTGTTACACTGGTGACTTCCACATGTCTATCATGAACGATCAACCATACATCTCTGCGCAGTTGATGAAGCACGAGTTTGATGTGGAGACCCTTGATCAAACATGGAATGACAGTCCACACTATTCATCCGAAGATGAGTTCTTTGAGAAGGCAAAGTTCTGTCACTACACGGGTGGTGAGTGGAAGGTCGATATGGTAAAGCACTGGAATGATCTTCGATACAAGACATCTCCTGCTATGAAACCAGGCCAATATAAGAGAGCTATATTTCCGTAAATATTTTCAAAATAAGTGTTGACAAACCTCTCATATCTTGGTATAATATGTATTCAATGTGGGAGGTTTTTTTATGCGAGCAAGTAAACAGTTAATCGAAGATTTAGTTACTCACTACATCTATCAACACCCATCTGGTAATCCAGATTGGGGAGCACTTCAAATCGCTCTTGGTGACTACGGATTCACTTCAGGACAGGTGTTTGAAATTTTAAATGATGTTAGGCAAGGAGGAACTGGAGAGGTTCAGTTTCTAACGGAGGGATGATGAAGGATAAAGTTATACTAGTAGACTGTGATGGAGTGCTACTGGATTGGATGTACGGATTCAAGCAGTGGATGAAGCGCCACGGGTACATCATGAAGAACCCAGACGTGTATGACGTTGGAGTCATGTACGGACTGGAACGTAATGAGAAACGTCGACTCTGTCGTATGTTCAACGAGTCTGCAACGATTCGTAAGTTGCCTCCACTACGAGATGCAATCAAGTATGTTCGAAAGTTACACGAAGAACAAGGATACGTATTCCACGCAATCACTTCTTTGAGTAACGATGAATACGCACAGCACTTACGTACCAAGAACCTATGTGAGATGTTTGGACCTACTGTGTTTGAGAAATATGTATATCTCGACACTGGAGCCGACAAAGATGAAGAGTTAGAATTCTATCACGGAACTGGATGTATCTGGGTAGAAGATAAAGTAGAGAACGCCATCGCTGGTGCGAAGGTAGGTCTTGAATCTCTTGTTATAGAACACGACTATAACACTGACTGTGACTTCCCACGTATGCGTAACTGGAAAGATATATACGAGTAC